CTATCTACAAAGCCAAACGACCACCCCACAAGGTCGCCCTTTTTAGCCTGTTCTACTACTTCCTTATCAGTGATAGTAGCCCTAGCGTGTAGCCCTATGCTATCTTCATGTAGTTCTAAATTCCCGTCCTTAATCCCGCCTAAATCTTTATTCCAATCATGGTTTAGAAGTATTCTAACGTCGTCGGCACGTTCTAAGGCTCTTTTAAACGCTCCAACCTTCACACGTTCTACAAATTTACCTAGCCTGTCATGTAAGGGTTTACTTAGGCGTTCTACGGCGTTTACATAGCCGTCAATTTCTACCTTGTCGTTGCTTACTCTTATGTTCATGCTCTCACTTCCTTTCGCCAATATTCTAATGTAATATTGCCAACATCTGTATATATAGTGTTATATCCTGCTAGGGTTTTTAACTGTGTTGTTGTTAGGGTTATTGTTGTAGGTGTGGCTAATTGGTAAACTATTTGTAAAGGGTTGCTTGCGAGATATGTGTTTACACTTGTTGTAGTACTGTTTGGCATACCAATTTGTAATATTTTAGTTGAATTCATAAATGCTCCGTATATTGCATTATTTGTTGTTTCAAATAAACTAGTCGCTTTAAACTCGTTTGTAATAAAATCGCCCGCTATTGTTGTTGATGTAGGTGCTGCTCCGTCTGTTATAGTATCAACTACATATACGTCATTTGCTATAACTGCTGTATTTTTGTTTTGCACTTCTGTAAATGTTTTACTTGCCTTATCCACTGTCACAACTCCATTACACCAATCTATAACACCGCTGTAAATTGTATTATCAAATGTTAATGTAATGGCTTGCCCTTGATATGGTTGGTATGTTGTTATAGTGCTAGGGTAGTTTATACTAATGTCGTGGTTGTAGGTTGTGCCATACGCAGGGTCTAAGCGAAAACGCATATATACAGCATTATTTGGACTAGTGAATGTTGTATTTGGTGCTTTTGTTAAGGACGAAATAAAATTATTATAACTATCATAAAAATACAAGTAGCCATAATTTGGGGAATTAAAGAACATTGTCTGTTCGGGATAACATTTTATATTGTTTTTGCTTCTTATCCTATCAGATGCACTTACTTCATTTCCATTTGCGTCAAATGTTCCTAGTTCCCATTCTTCGTCCCAAACATTAACCCCACACCTATTATAACTTGCACTATCATAGCCCGATATCGGGCATATGTTACTATAAGGCTCGTATGATGTGGCTTGCGTGCCTTGTTCAAGTTGTGTTTGATAATTCGCAGGGTTTATAGCACCATTGCTTACAGTTCTATATGCAACCGTAACATAGCCGTCAGTCGTTGTAACTGTCCTAGTCGTATATATATCTACTCCGTTAACACTAGTTGACGCTCCACTTGATACATTGCCCGCTAGCAAAAATAATGTTGCCCCATTTGCATTATATGGCACGCTTGTCGACATAGTATATGTGCCATTTGTCACGGCTATTGCACGATATATTAACGTATCGCTAATATTTGCATATATTTCGTCAAATAAGTTTTTACCTGCACCACCTACCCACGGGCTACTATATCCGTGTAGGTCTTGGATTGGTGCTAGGGTTGATGTTGCCGTTGGCATTGGTAAAGCTGCGGCGTCTGTTAATGTAATTACGTCGCCCGTTGCTTCTTCAAGTAAATAAGCGTTGTCGGGTATCGGTGGCAATGGTGGGTCTTTTTTCAGTTTTTCGGCTAATAAAATGTCCCAATAGTTCATTTACTCGCCCCCTAACTTCTGCCATGTTGTGCCGTCAAAATAATAAAAGTCGCCGGTGTCTAATTCTAGGAATAGGCTGTTAACGGCACACTGTGTAGGCTTAACGTCTGTACTTAATCCTTTATAATCATGTTCGCCTGTCTGTCTGTTATCGTTTATACTTATCATACTTTAGCCCCCTTTATATCGTTACTTCTTCTTTTACCGACGTGTTACCGTCGCTGTCTTCTGTTACTTCTGCTTCATTGCCTTTAACGTCTCCCGTGTTAGGTGTATAATATTGATGTGTATTTACATCATATAGCACGCTTCCTAATCCAAAATCTACAACGTCTAAACCTTCTATGTCATTTAGATTTTCGTCACGCCTTAATTCATTAAGCGTTTTTAATCCTATTTCTTTAGCAATCTTATAAGCTTCATAGCGTTCCTTAATATTGGCTCTTACTATTTCTTTAACATCAAATTCAAAGTAATATTTACCCTTTTCTTTTTCTAATAATAGGTCACGGTTTAGTGCTGTTTCAAATGCCTTAACTATTGGATAAATAGCCGTCTTGAATGTCTCCCAATAATCGCCCGTTATATGAAATATATTATTAATTTCATCTTGTAAGGTTTTCTTACTTTCGTTAAGCTGCATTTCCACCGACGTATTACTAGCTTCTTGAAATTCTAAGCCATTATTTAGCACTACTACGTTACTTTGGTCATTGGCGTACAAATTAGCCCACGCTGTTTTTAATAAATCTATTTCATCTTGACCCAATTTTCTAGTAGACTTTATAAAACCTTTCTTATTGCCGCCGCTTTTCACTAACATTAATTGGTACTTTAGCATATTGTAAGCGGTTTCTAACGCTTTAGAAACTTCATTACATAAACCTATACCGCTAGCCCCGTCCTTAGTATTACGCAGCAGCTTTATAAATTGGTACGGCTGAAACTCTTGGTCGAAGCAAAATATAGTATAAAACTTTTCTAAAGGGTTAGGATTGCGATATATACAAATAAAATCTTCGGGTATATATTTTAAAGCTATTACCTTGTTCCTGTCTCTTTCTATGTAACAATAACCGCCCTTACCTAATAAATAGTCTTCTACTAATGCTTTTTTCATCTGAAAAGCGTCCAACGTGTCGCCTGTATCAGTATTTAACATCTTTACTCTAGGGTCGTCTGTTACTTCTTCTACGTGTCCCTTTTTATATTTGTATAACTTAACGGGCATAGCTGCTATAGTGCCACATATAAAATCAACCGCCCCACTTACAGCAGGTAATGTAAGGGCGTCTTGTCTTTTTATAGCTTCACCGTTAAGTATTGCCTTTAATAGTACGTCGTCAACGTCATTAATATTTACTTGTGTATCTCTTTTCTTAAATTTATCTAAAAAGCCCATAATAGACCCCCTTTAGTTTATATTACCATAATAAAAAGGCTTAAAATTCCCCTATTTTTTCACATAAAAAAGCGACGTCGGCATAACGTCGCTTCTCCGTGTATTAAATTGGGTTTAAAATAAAAAAACAAACTAATAACAAAGTGTATAAATTTAATAAGAATATGTATGTATATATTATATAGCCATTTTGTTAATATATCTATAGGTATTAAGTCCTAAAGTACCTGTATAGTAAAATCAGCTTGATTTAAAAAATAATCCTGCTCTAATAAATATGTTGCATTAATCATAGCTACAACCATATCAACCTTACCTTTAGATTTCTTTTTATTCACGTATAAATTTTTATTTGTGTCATAGGTACATCTAGCGTTTTGGAAGTTTATTTCTAGTAGCTTGTTTTCTGTATATTGAAATTCCCCGCTTAATATTTTTTCTCTTAGCCTCTTTGTGGGTGGGTGTAATACGCTGCTGTGTTGTCGTATCTCTATAGTATTATAACCTGCTCTTTCTAGTTTCTGTGCGGTAGATAATGCGTTATATCGGTCATATCCTATAGCCTGTACTTGTACATTATACTTTTCTTCTATGGCTAATATATAATCTTCTACTACAGCGTAGTCTATAACCTTATCACCGCAGGCTATAGCTTTACCAACTCTAATAAATTCATTATAATCTATTTTTTCAAAGGCATTTTTTTCTTCTATACGCCCTTCGGGTATAAATGCCACAACATCAGCTAATATATTTTCGTCGTCATCTATAGCCACCATAGCAACGCTAGTATTATCATTACTTTCCGATAGGTCAACCCCTAAGTATACTACACGCCCCGCCCAATCTATGTTACTTACTTTACATTTCTGTACGTCCTTAGTGTCTATGTATGTTTCTGTTCCTGCACCTTGATACACTATATTACAGTGCTTAGTTACGAAGTTTTCCCTTGCACTCTCCATAGCTACAGCTTTTGCACGTTTCTTAAGAAGGTCTTGCCATATTTCGGGTATCTCTAGGGCTACGGGGTTAGCCTGTTTTAATACTAGGTCGTCGGTCTCCCAATTGTTAGTATCGGGTACATACAATAAGCTAAATACTGTATCATCTTGTACTACACCGTCTAATATCTTTTTAGCGTAGTCGTCATATATTTCTATAGGGTTATCAATAGTAGGGTATTTAGTAGATATTATAAAACCTAATTTATTCAGTATGTTTAATTGACCCGATTGCATGGCTTCTATAGCGTATGTATTGGGTAATGCTCCAACTTCGTCCGCACAGAAAACACTAGGCAACTTACCGTCCATGTTAGAATTGGAATAATTTAATGGCGTGTATTTGCTTTCTTTTACTAAAAATTCTATATAGTCACGCAGCAGCTTAAACCTTTTAACGCCTTTATATTCATAGATTAAAGGGCTGCTTTTAATAGTCTTAGTTATAGCTTCTTTTATTTCACGGCTTAATTTGCCGTCGGGGGCTACGCTGTAGAAGTCACTAAAATTAGGCTCTGTGATAAATAGAATTATAAATAGTGTTCCTACAGTATATGTTTTAAAATTCTTTCTGCATATTTCAAGTATACAGGTTTCATAACGTCGGCGTTGTTCGTTATCTCTATATACTGTGCATAACACCGCTGTATATATAAGCCATTGGTAGCCCGTAGTACATTCATATAATGTCATACCTGCCTTTAGTCCTTTAGGCATTATTAGCAGCTTTAAAACCCCTTCAATTTGCTTATATCTTGTTTCA